CATACGATGTATTTGTTGATACCGATAACATTTCTATTGATTATCTGATCATGGGTCCTGGTCTTGATTCTGAATCGGGAACCAGACAAAAACTGTCTCACCTTGGATCAATTGCTGCATATAGAAAAGATTGTATTGCATTCGGTTCACCACACAAAGGAAATATTATTTCTGCTGGTGGTACTGCACTTGCTAATGCAGATATTGTTAAGAACATTAAATCGTTCTATAGTGCAGTAGGAAGCAACTCTTACCTTGTTCTCGACGGAAACTATAAGTACGTCTATGATCGCTGGAATGATGTTTATCGCTATATCCCTTGCAACTCCGATGTTGCTGGTCTGGTAGCAGATACTGCACTTAGAAACGAACCATGGTTCTCACCTGCTGGTTTCTCCAGAGGCGGCATTCGCAATCTGGCAAAACTTGCTTGGAATCCAGGCAAATCAGATAGAGATGAACTGTATGCAAACCGAGTAAATCCAATCGCAGTATTCCCTGGTCAAGGTGCAGTTCTCTTTGGAGACAAGACCGCACTTTCTAACCCATCTGCGTTTGATAGAATCAACGTTCGTAAGTTGTTCCTGGTTGTTGAAAGAGCAATCGAACAGGCAGCAAAGGCACAACTTTTTGAAATCAACGATGAAACAACAAGAAACATCTTTAGATCTATCGTTGAACCATTCCTTCGTGATGTTCAATCAAGAAGAGGTATCACCGATTTCTTAGTTGTTTGTGATGAAACAAACAACACGCCAGTCGTTGTTGACAACAATGAATTTGTTGCTGAAATCTATATCCAACCTGCACGTTCGATTAACTTCATTACCTTGACATTTACTGCAACAAGAACTGGTATCTCCTTCGACGAGATTATCGGTAGATGATCTGTAGACAATAAATAAAATTACGGAGAAACAACAAATGGCAAACATTAACCAGTTCAAATCTAGATTACAGGGCGGGGTCCGCCCCAATCTATTCCAAGTAGATATTGTTTTCCCAAGCACATCATTTGACTTGGGATCAAACAATACCACTGCATCTTCTCTTGCTGAGGCAGGAAGATACCTCTGCAGATCTGCACAGATTCCTGCAGCAAACCAAGGACTTATTGAAGTACCTTTTAGAGGTCGCTTCCTTAAAATTCCTGGTGACAGAACATTTGAACCTTGGACTGCAACCTTCTATAACACTACAGATTTCGATCTGAGAGCGGCGTTTGAGCAGTGGATCAACATCGGTAACAAAACTGATGAGGCACTGGGAACTTATGAGTTTGGTTCTGAAGGTTCTTTTGCTCAATACTTCCAGGATATTACTATTAGACAACTGGATAAGAATCCTGAATCTAAAGGTCAAGCAGCAGTAGATGGTGGTAACAACAAAGTTCTGAGAGAATACAAACTCGTCGGTGCTTGGCCAACTAGCGTTGGTGCAATCAACCTTGCATATGATAGCAACGATCAGATTGAAGAATTTGATGTTGAGTTCCAATATCAGTATCTTGATGCTGGTGAAAAGAACTTCCAAGTTGGTAAGGGTGAGTTTACCACTCTTAGAAACATTGGTTCTACAACTGCAGGTTAATTAAGATGATAAATAGAGTAACGGTCCAGTTACTCTATATTTGGAATGGCGCAATTATTTGGATTTTCAATTAAAGATGAAGATCTCAAGAAGGGGGCGAGGGCAGCCACGTCCCCTGTTCCACCTACAGATAATGACGCAAGTTCAACCATCACTCCTTACGGGGGATGGTTTGGTCATTATGTAGATCTTGATGATACTAAGAAGCGTGATGAAATCAATCTCATCCGCCGTTATAGAGAAATGGCACTTAACCCTGAGGTTGATAGTGCTATTGAAGATGTAACAAACGAGGCAATCGTTACTGATAAGGATGACAGTCCAGTAGAATTAGAACTGTCAAACTTAGAAGTATCAGAGTCAATCAAGAACCGCATGAGAGAAGAGTTTGATCATGTCAAACGTCTTCTCGATTTTGATAAATCTGCACATCAGATCTTTAGACGTTGGTACGTCGATGGCAGAATATTCTATCATAAAGTTATTGATTTAGAAGATCCATCAAAGGGTCTGCTGGAACTCCGTTATATTGATCCATTAAAAATTAAAAAAGTTCGTCTTGTAGAAAAACCTGCAGTAGACGCAGATCAATTTAACAAATACGATTACGGTAAAGTCACAGAATTTTTTGTTTATAATGCAAAGGGTGTAAACAATACCAATCAAGGCATTAAGATTGCTAAAGATGCAATCACTTATGTTCCATCAGGTATTGTAGACCAGGGTAGGAACATGACCCTGAGTTATCTTCACAAAGCAATCAAGTATCTCAATCAATTGAGAATGCTTGAAGATAGCATTGTTATCTACCGATTGTCAAGAGCACCAGAGCGTCGTATTTTTTATATTGACGTTGGCAATCTTCCTAAAATTAAAGCGGAACAATACCTGCGTGATGTAATGTCACGTTATAGAAATAAGATGGTATATGATTCCAATACTGGTGAGATTCGTGATGACAAAAAGCATATGAGTATGCTTGAGGACTTCTGGTTGCCTCGTCGTGAAGGTGGTCGTGGTACAGAAATTACCACACTTCCTGGTGGACAAAACCTCGGTGAACTGACTGATATTAAGTATTTCCAAACTCAACTCTATAAGGCACTCAACGTTCCGCCTTCTAGATTGGAAAGTGACAAGTCATTTGATCTGGGTAAATCTGAAGAGATCAACAGAGACGAAATTAAATTTACAAAGTTTGTAGGTCGTCTCCGTAAGAAGTTCTCTGATCTTCTCCACGATCTTCTCAAAACTCAACTCATTCTGAAAGGTGTTATTGCACCTGAAGATTGGGAAGAAATGAAAGAGCACATTCAGTATGATTATCTTTATGATAATCAATTTGCTGAAATGGCAAATCTTGAACTGCTGCAAAGCAAAATGGATGTTCTTGATAAACTAGATCTTTATGTTGGCAAGTACTTCTCTCAAGAGTATGTCATGCGTCAACTACTTCACTTCACTGAGAGTGAAATTGAGGAGATGAAACAACAGATAAATAATGAGATCGAGGCGGGACAAGTAATTGACCCTCTTGACCAGGTTGCTCAAGATAAGCAATCTGCTGAACTTGACATGGAAACTCAAAAAGTCAATTTAGATAATTTGAAGAATCCACCTGCACCTAAAACGTCAGGAAATTCAAACACTAAATAGTATCGAGGTTAATTATGGAACCCACTAAAATTGTTGACATGATTATGAAGGATCAACTTGCTGATGCTTCTGATGCAGTGAAAGATATGATTATGAACAAAGCAGCACAGATTCTTACTCTTGAAAAAGAAAAGGTAGGTGCGAATATGTTCAACCATTTAGAAAACGAACCCGAAGAAACAGAAGATGAAACTGATCACGGAACAGATTGAGAGTGTAGAATTTCTCGTTGAAGAAAATGGTTCTAAAAAGAATCATTTCATCGAAGGTATTTTCCTCCAATCTGATATTAAAAATAGAAATGGCAGAGTATATCCAATGAACGTTCTTGAAAAAGAAGTTCAAAGATATTCTGAGTCATACATTTCTAAGGATCGTGCATTAGGAGAACTTGGTCACCCCGAGGGTCCTACTGTAAATCTTGACCGTGTATCTCATAAAATTGTATCTCTTCAAAGAGAAGGATCTAATTTTATTGGTAGAGCAAAAATTCTTGACACCCCTATGGGGAAAATTGCTAAGAATTTAATTGATGAAGGAGTAAAACTCGGCGTTTCTTCTAGAGGCGTTGGTTCACTTCAAGAAAAAAGCGGAGTTAACTATGTCCGTGATGACTTCATGCTCGCCACTGCTGCTGATATTGTAGCAGACCCTTCTGCTCCTGATGCTTTTGTTGAAGGTATTATGGAAGGAAAGGAATGGGTATGGAACAATGGCATTCTTACAGAACGTCATATTAGTTCAATTAAGAAAGGATTAGACGCTGCAACTTGGCACAATCTTCAAGAGCGCAAAGTTTCCGCGTTTGAACAGTTCTTAAAGGGATTATAATTTATAAATAAGTTTAGAATAT